AATTTTTTTGTATGGCAAAATGCCGTATGTTCCGGGGTTTCTTCAATGAATGAGGGAAAGATTATCCGCCCCCCGCAGCCCGCGCCGAAGCTGCCGAGCGAGAGGGTATATGAAGATGGGTGGAAAGCCGTGAGAGAACTATTTGATGAACACCACCGCGCCATCGAGGAATTGAGGGAGAGGAAGCCATGAAATACTTTCTCGCCTTGATTCTTCTCAAGGAAAAGAAATGACGAACGAAGAAAGATCAAAAAATATTTTGGATGACATTATGAAACGACGTGGAATATCCGTTGAGCTTATCGAACGCGCCCTCGACGAAGCGGAGAAGCGGGTGCGAATGGAAAATCCTCCCTATTCAGTTGGATTTAAAGACGGCCAGCGCGACATGCGGGAGAAATGCGCGAAGCATATTGACCACGAAATTACAGATGGGGGAAATGTGTTTGCTAAGTCTATCCGCGCCCTGCCGCTCGAAGGAGAAGCGAAGTGAGCAAACATATCCACGAAGAAATAACCGTTTGTACTTGGTGCCAGAAAGATGAAATCGACAAATGGAAGGCGCTGGCGGAAAGATTAATTGTCACTCTGAAATCTTGCGATAAGTTTTTCAAATTAGCGGAATCAGAAATTGGCGCGAGAGCTTATCTATCGATTCCACGTTATGATATTGATACGAAGATTCGAGAAGCCCGCGAGGACGGACTATGACCGAGTCCAAAGCGAGAAAACTGGTTTCGGAAGCCAACGAAAAGGAACCATCGTATAGAAACGGGCCGGATGAAAATTGCGCTATTGGCTACCTCGAAGCCCTCGAGAAGGCGGGCGGCCTAGAGATTCTCGCCGAGAATTCCGCCTGTTGCTGCCACGAAGAATCAAATTTTGTTTGTCCGAGATGCGTTATATTGGAGAAGTGGAGAAACGAGAAATGATGATTTCTGACATCGCGCTTTGGATTGCCGGAACGTTTTGCCTATCCGCTTCGCCGCTCCCTCCCGATCAGGGTAAGCTCATTGCCGGAATTGTTGGAGACACGATAATAACGAAAAGAAAAGTTTCGCATGAAGACATCAAGAACCTGATTGAAGGTTGCGGATTCAAAGATTTTAAGATCAGGAAATCGGGATTCAGGGCGGTCGAGGTGCAGCTTGACGATTTCGTGTATGAGGTTAAAGAGGACGAAAAATACCAAATCACCGGGATTGAGCGAAAAGAAAAGGCGAAAGCGAATTACGCCAAATACAAAGAAAAAATAAAACAAGCGTCCCTGGATTTCTATCACCGCAAAAAAGAGAAAATGAAATTTATCGTGGCGCTGATGGAAAACGTGCGATGGAACGATTTTGTTTTTTACTTGAATAACCCGGCTCGTCGAAATAAATCCGCCGTTCAGGACCTGACAGCCGCCCAAAAAGCGAAGCGTTACTATTGGGAGAATCGGGAAGCCCGCCTTGCATCCGCCGAGAAATGGCGTAAAAGCAAAAAACAAAAGAGAGCGAAGGCAACGGATACCGCGTGGAACGAACGCACCGATGAAGCGGAGGTTATCGCAAAAGACGATACACCGGAAGCGGCGGAGATGTTTGAAACCGTTCAAATTTTAATTTCGACTTTTCCCTTTATCGAACAGGAGGTAGCGCGATTCATAATCACCGGTGTCACGGATGATTTTCTTATTGAAAAGCTGGAAATAAAAAAAGGGATCATTGATGATGTCCGCAGCAAACTTAGAAAAGCGATGGAGAAATTCTTATGAAAGTTAACGGTCACGACATGGAATACGTCAGGACGGTCGATCTCGACCAGTCCACGATGTCAACGGTCGAATATTTAAGCGAGATGCAAAACGGAAAAGGACTTCACATAAACCTGGGCGTCAATCCATCGCCCCAATATTCGACCATGATTGTTTGCAATTCCGTTCTGCTATCCGTCACGATTACCCTTTTCATCGTTTTCGGATTTCGCTATTTTAAAAGAGCGTTTAAAAATATCAAAGGGATGATGCTGTGAGCGAAGAAATGTTCCCGGTCATGCAGCTAGGTAAAACTTACTTTCTAACTCGCTGCGCCAACGGATGCGATACGAGCGAATTGATCGTGGTCCCTCCCGATGATATTGAACTGCCGGGAGGAATCGCTAGGGCCAGCGCCGGATGTTTCTTTTGCGGAACGTTTGAAGACGCTAAAACTATCGAGGAGGCAATAGAAAAATGGAACCTGAGAGACTGAAAACGGGATTTTGGTTTATACTTCTCGGGATGACGATAGTCACGATCATCACGCTCATCAGGCTAAGCAAATGAGGCCCTGCGTTCAATGCCTAAGCGATAAGTATAAGCGTATCCCCGCCGGAAAAGCGCACGATCTTTGTATTATTCAATGTGAGGACTGCGGGTTCAATCGAACCGGCGAGTCATGGCCACACGCAGAGCAATTGTGGAATAATTTCAGGGTTTGGAATTTGGTCGATAATTTGACGAAAATGAAACTATGGAAACCGGAGATAATCGATGCACATTGAAGAAGTCCTCGAATTCTAAATGTCCTATTTGCCCGGTAAACCTCAAGAATCTCCAATGGTGGCGCCCGAGACAATAGCAATCCCACATTCGTCATTTCTTCAGGCCGCAACCTATGATGCCGTAAATTATTCCTTGACGTTGGAATTCAAAAATGGTATGCAGCAAGTGCATCGATTCGTTTATCCCATTGTCTGGCAACAGTTCAAGGAGAGCCCAAGCCATGGTTCGTTCTACGCACGATCGATCAAAGGGAAATTCCCCGCTGTGAATTTCCGCCAACCTCTTAAAGTCTCCGATTTGAAAAGAGCCATCAAAATCCATCGTCATCATGCCCCAAATTAGCACGAAACCTCACGACGCCAAAAAGCTCATCGATGCCTCGATGCCGAAGAATATCAGCGCCGAAGACAAGCTGGCGCTTGAGGCGAAGTGGAACGAAGCGGCCGACAAGAGAAACGAAGCCATCGCCCGTGAGACAAAGATTCCCACTGAACCTTCCATGACCCTCCGCTATCAGTTGCGCAAGTTTGGCCATTGGTGGAACGCCTACGCCTCGGCGCCGAATGGGAAATATTATCCGCTTTTGAATGCTCCATCACTTCTCTCATCCGCTATGGATGCGATCACGGATAAAATGTCCGAGGAGGCGCTGAAGTGAATTGGTTGATCCGGGTTGGTCAATGGTGGGAAGCGCGGCGACCAATGAGGAAGCATGATTTTGAGGTGATGGAATTGGCTATTGGAATGCAAGTGCAATCGTTCAAAGAAGAAATGGGAAAATTAAAATCTTCCAATCAAATTCCCCAAACCATCGCCAAGGAATTTGCTTTGCTCAACGCTCGCCTCGATCGCCTTGAACTTTACGTTGGACTCAAACGCGATCCGGAAGCCGTTCGGGTTCCAGACTCCGCGAGGATATCGTGAGCGGAATTTATCTAAAAGAAATTCAGGACGTTCCAAAATATCCAACAGTTACCTCGTGGGATCACTTTAAGTTCTGGGCTTACAATTTCTTCCGTAAACCTTTGGTCATAATCAAGAAAAAGAAAATCGAGGAATTGGTCAGAGAAGTGATAGCCGATCTCAATATTCAAGTGTTGCCACAATTGAAAATGTTCGGGATCACATGCGACGAATGCCGGAATCTTCACGCCGCCCTTGAACCGCAGATATTCCTATCAAGCATTCAGTCCATACTCACGAAAATGAAATGCAGCGAACACGGCCACATCTTTGATGATTTCCACAAGCGGTATCGACACAAATTCGACGACTCCGAAAATCTCGCTCGCTGGATCAATGGTTTCTCATGATGCCGAACTGCGGTGTGTGCACGAATCCAATCAAGCCGGGTCAAGCCGTTGTAGGAATGCCGGTCATACGAATCACCGATGTGAATAAGAGTCAAATGGCCGGAGGCGAGTTGATTTTTCACGTCTCATGCTTTCTTCGGAAGATGAAGGAGCCTAAATTGGAATTGGTGACGAAGTGAATGTTCAGCCAAAAAACACACACCTGAACGCATGGAAATGGAAACCGGGTCAATCAGGAAATCCCGCAGGAAGACCAGCTGGAACTCCAAACAAAATATGGGCCAATCTCGATTTCTGGATGCACCTCGTAGAAACAGATTGGGACAAACTCGAACCCAACGAACGAGTGAGAACGGCCATGGATGCATGGAAGGCACTCTTAGCTCGCAAGCAGATGCCAATGACACCGGAGGAATCTGTTTCAAATGCGGATTCCGTCATGAAACTTTTGAAGGTTCTTGAAGATGCCGCTAGAGTTGCCGACAGTCGATCAGGTAAAGGAAGCGATTCGATTGGCATGGAAGATCGGACGACTCAAGTACAAGCTGAAGGCCCCGCAGCATGAAGCGTATGATCGCTTCTACCAAAAGCGGCCATCGCGCAAGTTCGTCATGGTCGCCGGTAGAAGATGTCGAAAATCAACGCTCTTACTTATCCTCCACGCTGAACAATGTTTGCGAACGCCGGGAGTCCAAACCGCCTATGTGGCTCCGGTTGAGAAGGGGCTTGCTGACTATATCAGCCCTATCATTGGTACAGTGTTCAACGATTGCCCTGACGATCTCTTACCTAAATTCCGCACCCAATCTAATGACCTTTTATTTCCGAACGGTAGCCGCGTTGTTTTTAATGGGTGCAACATGCGTCAGTACCGTTATATGCGTGGCCAGAAGCTTGCATTGGCGACAGTTGACGAGATGGCGGAAGTTGACGATCTTGAGGGAGCGGTAGATGACGTCCTATTTCCAGCCGTGTGGGATTCACATGGTGAGATGGTGTTGTCAGGAACCCCACCAGTTATTCCTAGCCCGGATCACCCCGTCATGCGATATGTCGAAACAGCAAAGCAAAACGATTCCTATTGGCACGCCACAGTCTTCGATGCCGGATACACAAACGAAGAAATCGAAGAAGCCATGCGCGAGGTCGGTATAGATGGAAAAGATTCGGCACGATTTCGCAGAGAATTTATGGCTGAATTTGTCAGAGATGAAAGTGCTGTTATCATCCCCGAGTTCGTTGAGAAAATTCACGTCCAAGCTCGACCGAAACCAGTTTATTACGATCTTCTTTACAAAGGATCGGGAGCCGATCTTGGTGTGGCCGATAAAACTATCGAGCTATTTGGGTACTATGACTTCCCCAAGGCGTCTGCCGTCATTCAAAAGGAGTTTTTCTTGGAAGGGGTGGACGTTCGGACAGACAATTTCGCGTCGAAACATTTGGTTTGCGTGGAAGAACTTGGATGGAAAGATCGCGCAACTTATTGGTCCGACAACTCCAACCTCATGCTCCTCAACGACCTCGGCGCCCTCCACAAAATCTTCATCACCGCAACTGACAAGGAAAACAAAGCCGAATGGCTAAATTTGATCCGCATCATGTTCAAGCAAGGTCGAATCCTCGTCGATCCATCATGCAAATTATTGATAGCTACGTTAAACGGTGCGTTTTGGAAGGACGCATTAAAGAAGGACTACGGCAGATCAAAAGCGTTAGGTCACATGGATGCTTTAGATGCGTTGATCTACTTCATCAGAAATTTGAACATGAGCACCAATCCATTTCCGATAAATTACGATTTAAGCCGAGGCGTGGTGTATGATAGCGCGAATCACGTCTATCCGGAGAACTGGAATCGTGGTCCTCACACAGAAGAAGGCCGCGTGCTGGGAAAGATTTTCGACAAGAAACGATTTGCAGAACCGCGCCGTGACAAGGACGCGATCTTAGGAGGGATTTAAAATGAAAAAGATTCTCGTCATGCTGGCGTTTTTGATTTCATGCAGTTACTTCGCAATCGCTGCCAATAACCCTTATCAGGCAGCCCCAGCCGTTCAACTGACGCAACCGCAGCAGCTTGGACAGGTTTATCAGGATGTGAATGGGAACTTGAACATGACTTATGCAAATGTCATCGGAACAAATCTGTTCCTTTCCTCGTATACGGTATCGGCATTGCAATCCGCCGCGCCAGCCGCAGTCGGTGAGATTGTGTGGTGCTCAAATTGCACAAACACTCTTCTTG